CCTGAGTAGCCACGCTAATATGATTCGGAAAACAAAAATAGTTAAATCCAAGAAACATCTTGAGTGGGTTGGCAGAAATCATGTTTGTATTAAATGCCGATCTAATTATTCTGTTCAGGCTTGTCATATTCGCAAAACCGATCAAACTGGTAATGTTGGCTGGGGAACTAAAGGCGGAGATGCTTTTGTTATTCCTATGTGCTACTTATGTCATCAACAACAACATTCCATGAATGAAGTTTTATTTTATTGCCAACTTAATATAAATCCTATACGAGTGGCAGAAGCATTGGCTTCCAAAAGTCCGTGCAAGAAAATTAAACAACTAACTAAGGAAGGACACTATGACGAACCAATCAAGTATTGGGATAATCTCCAAGCAAGTACAAAAAGCACTACTCAACAATAAAATCTATAAAGACAATGAGTTCTTTGAATTAGATCAAAAGAAAATTCTTATTTCAATTTTAAAAGACAAACTAAATATTAGTTATGCAAAGCTAGGCAAGGAACTAAATCTAAGTTGGTTTCCTGTATATAAATCTTGTGAGATAGCCAAAAAAAAATACGCAAATATTTTAGAGCAAGTGATGAAGGTAATCAAATGAATTATAAAAATGGATTTGTTTTATTACACCGAAAAATATTCAATTCTACTGACTTTAAAAACCAATTAGATGTTTCTGTATTTATTTATCTTATGTCTATGGCTTCGCATGAGGCTTGTGAAGTTATCTATCGCTGTAAGAAAATAGTTCTCCAAAGAGGAGAGGTTTGTATTGCTGAACGAGATTTAGCTAAAAAGTTTGATATTACTAAGTCTAAGGTAAAATCAATAATTAAGCGGTTAATTAGCAACCATAATTTGTACCAAAGAACGACCAAACGATTGAGTGTATATACCATTGTAAAATATGAGAAATATCAATCTTTGGATAAGCAAAACGACCATAAAACAACCAAAAACTCTACCACAGAACAATTAAATAAATTAAATAAATCAAATATTAGTATATATACTAAATCTAATAATAAATTTATGAATAAGAAAATAGATATTAAGTCTAGCAAAGTACCTCTGAAGGACTTAAAACAAACTATCTATGAAAATGAATCTGTGTCGGAATTTGAGGTTGCTCGGCAAAGACTAAGCAAAGACCGCTTTGAAGATTTTATAAAATTTAAACTTGCGGAATTAGACAAATCAAACTAAAGGGAGAATCATGCCGTTGAAAAAAGGATATTCCAAAAAATCTATCAGCTATAACATTAAGCGAGAAATGAAAGCTGGTAAAAAAACTAAACAAGCTGTTGCAATAGCATTATCTGTTGCAAGAAAAGCTAAAAGGAAAAAGAAATAATGGACAATATAACTAAATTAGACCCTGATACATCAACTGGAACTTACACAGTAGAAAATACATCAGTACAATCTGCTGTTATTATAACTGGTTCAGGTAAAGTTAGAATAGCTACAACAACTCATGCACATATTAAATTTGGTGCTAATCCAACAGCCACAGAGAATGATCCACTTATGCCTACTGACCATGTAGAGGTATTTTCATTTAAGTCAGGCGACAAGGTAGCATTTATAGGACATGGTGCTGGATCAGGCGAAATTTCAATTACAGCAATAGACTAATGGCGGGACTAACTACTTCATCAACATTATCTGAATTGATCGTTAAAAAATTTGGTAAAGGACGATACAAAATAAAATCAGGCAAAGGCAAAAGCTACACTAAACGAAAGAAAAAATGAGAAAACCCAAGTCCGTTAAGTTTGGGCATAGGGATTTGAACATAAAATACATTACTCATAAAGAAGCAAACAAAAGAGGAATTTATGGGGAAGTTCAAACAAGCACCAATACTATTTTGATAGACAAATCATTAGACGGCAAAGTTACCTTAAACACAATCATACATGAATTAATCCATGTCATAGCTGAACATTACCATTGGAACTTACCAGCTAAAGACGAAGAACTTGTTTGTGAAACTACTGGAAACGCATTAGCAGATTTATTTAATCAGAATCCTAAATTAGTAGAATATCTTGCATTTGTGTTTAAAAAGTAGTAGGCAGAAAATACGATTACATAATCGGTAAATTATGGAACTACAAACTAGAAAAGTATCTGATCTTATACCCTACATTAATAATAGTAGGACACATTCTGAAGAACAAATAAATCAAATTATAAGTTCTATTAAAGAATTTGGATTTACCAATCCTATTTTACTTGAAGAAGAAAACGGAATCATAGCTGGTCATGGTAGGCTCATGGCAGTTAAAAAAATGGGTTGGACAGAAGTTCCTTGTGTAACCATAAAAGGATTAACTAAAACACAAATAAAAGCACTTAATATTGCAGATAATCAAATAGCTTTAAATGCTGGTTGGGATTTGGACAAACTTAAATTAGAAATTAAAGGATTAGATGAGGATAATTTTAATTTAGACATATTAGGGTTTAATAAGAATCAAATAGATGATTTTTTATTTGAAGAAAAACAAGGTTTAACAGATGATGATGCAACACCTGAAATAGATGAATCAAAAGTTAAATCTAAGTTGGGAGATATATTTATTTTAGGAGATCATAGACTAATGTGTGGAGATAGCACAAAAATAGATGATACTGATAAATTAATTAATAAACAATCAATGGATTTAGTATTTACTGATCCACCTTATGGAATAAATGAAAAAGGAGATAGATCAAATAGAGGTGGTTTAACACAAGGAAATAAATTAAAAGATTTTAAAGATGATACTATTCAATATGCTGTAGATGCCTATAATATTTGTGAAGGAGTTTACAAAATACCTAGACAAGTATGGTGGGGTGCAAATTATTATTGCCATCATTTACCTTTATCTAATAATTGGTTTGTTTGGGATAAAAGAGTAGAAGAAAAACAAAAAGACACTCAATCTGATTGTGAATTAGCATGGGTTAAATCTAAATGGTCATCTATTAGAATATTTAGACATCTATGGAAAGGCATGATGAAAGATTCAGAAAAAGGTCAAAGAAGAGTACACCCAACTCAAAAACCAATAGCATTAGCAGAGTGGAGTTTTGATTATTTTAAAGATTTTACTAATGTTTTAGATTTATTTGGTGGATCAGGTTCAACATTAATAGCTTGTGAGAAAAGAAACAAAAAATGTTTTATGATGGAATTTGAACCATTATATTGTGATACCATAATACAAAGATGGCAAAACTTTACAGGAAAAGAAGCAATACATGAACAAACAGGAAAACGATACAACGAACTCTAAAGCTGGTCGTCCCAAAAAGGAACTAGACTCAGAACAAGTGTATAAATTAGCACTAATGCACTGCTCTATGCAAGAGATGGCAGATTTCTTTAAGGTAGATGTTAAGACATTAAGAACTAATTATTCCCAAGAAATAATAAAAGGAAAAGCAGAGGGTAAAATTAGATTAAGGAAGAAACAATTTGAAGTAGCTGAGAAGGGTAATGTCAGTATGCTTATTTGGCTCGGAAAACAAGTATTAGGTCAATCAGATGGACAAACAGGAGATGATTTTGAGGCTTTACCTTTAACAGATATTCTATAAATAGAATCTATGGCTAAATACAAAGGTAGAGAAGTTTCATTAAATAAACCATTTAGAACTCCATCAGCTTCTAAAAAGTTTGGAGTGTATGTTAAAGACAATAGATCAAACAAAATTAAGATAGTTAGATTTGGTGCTAAAGGCATGAGCATCAAGAAAAATATTCCAGCAAGACAGAAATCTTTTATGGCAAGGTTTAAACCTATACTAGCGAAAGTAAAAGGACAAAAAAGTTTATCTCCAGCTTATTGGGCAGTTAAATCTTGGCGAAAAGGTTTCAAAGTATGATCAAGTATTTTTTATTCATGCACATAATGGTATCCGATCCAACTGCACATATTCCTAAGGTCTATGACTTTTGGTTTGACGATTATGAATTAAGATATTTTAAGACAGAAAAAGATTGTAAAAATAAAGGTAATGAAATAATGACATGGGCTAGGCAATCTATGGAAGATAAAAATTTAACTGTTTTAGACACTTGGTTTGAGTGTGTTGAGGTACAAAAGAATGAAAAAGCATCATTTAATAATCAACCTAGAGGATATAAAAAAATATGACATTAATTTTAGACAAGAAATCATTAACAAAGCTTTCTTCTTTCAAGCACAAACTATATTGTTGTATGGACATACTTTTAAAAACAGCAAAGAAATTGAAAAGCAAACCTTTACTAGCAACTACGATTTCCATTATGATCTTGTTGTTGTTAATAATGTTTTAGAGCATTTACCTTTAGAATATTTGAGTATAGTAATTAAAGATATATTTAGTTACTCAAGTAAGCATGTAATGGTTATATTAAACTTTAAATCAGATTTGTTTAAACCAATAATTAAACTACTAAGCAAATACCCTAGACATAGTTTCTATTTTAATTCCTAATGTTTGATCCATTTAATTACATGAAGGATAAGGATTTGCTTGTCATAGGAAATGCAGTTGTTGATCAAGAACCTGATTACTCAAAGTATAATTGCATTGTAAGAATGAATCTTGGAATTAAAACTAAACCTTGTGATGTATGGATAGACAACTTAGTTAATAAAGCACATGAGTTCTTAGGAGATATACCTGAGTTTAAAAACATTATTAGACTCAATGCAGAAAAGGACGGCAAAAGAATGGAACGATTACCTAAAGAACTTAAACCTTATGCTTGGTTATGGAACTCTAATGAATATAATTTTATGTGTAGAGAGTTAGATTATTTAAGACCTACTACTGGATTGATAAGCATCTATTGGATACTAAATAATATTAAGTTTAAATCTATGACCATAACTGGTTATGACTTCTTTAAAACACCAAATAGATATACAATGGAAACTCATGCAACATCAGGAACATATGTGTACCCATCACATGATATTAGAAAAGATGAGTATTGGATTATGAAATGGGCAGAGCAAGGAAAGTATGCAATTATTTAATGACGATTGTTTGAGGGTATTACCGACAATACCTGATAAGTCTATTGATCTAATTATAACAAGTCCACCATATAATTTAGGTTTAAAATATAATACTTACGAAGATTCAAAAAGTGATTACATAGAATGGTTAATAAATATTTTTAATAAATGCTGTAATGTTTTAAAAGATGATGGTCATTTATTTATTAATTTATCTTCAAGTAAAGAAAATCCATTTACAGCATACAAAATTGCTGAAGGTATAAATTGGAAACTACAAAACAATATTATTTGGGCTAAATCAGTTGAAATAGATGGTTATGTTAGGGGTTATAATACACCAACATCAAGTAAAAGATTTTTAAAAAATGGTTGGGAACACTTATTTCACTTTACAAAATTTGGTAATACAAAAATAGATTTAAAATCTTCAGGTGTACCTTATAACAACAAATATAATAATGCAGAGAGAATGTTTAAAAAAACTGGTAAAAAGTGGACAGCAACGACTAACTGTTGGCACATAACTTATAAAAGTAAAGCCACTAAAGAAATAACAAAACAAATTGCAGGGGATAAAAAACACCCAGCTATATTTCCTGAGAATTTAGTAGAAAAATGTTTAAAGGTTTCTGGTATAAAAAAGGGTAAAATTCTTGATCCTTTTATGGGTACAGGAACAACAGGTTTAGTTGCTAAAAAATACAAACTTAATTTTATAGGTATTGAATTAGACAAAGATTATTTTAAACATGCAAAAAATAGGATTGAAAGTGCCGTTATCTGAACCGCAAAGACAAGTCTTATCTAGCAACAAAAGATTTAGAGTTCTAATTACAGGAAGAAGATTTGGTAAGACTCATCTATGTATGATGGAGTTATTACGCAAAGGTAGAGATAATCCTAATGGTAAAATCTTTTATGTAAGTCCTACTTACCGAATGTCTAAAGAGATCATGTGGAAGAATCTCAAGAAGGTAGTTAAGAAATTAAGATGGGATAAATACATTAACGAAACTGAACTAACTATTGTACTTAAAAACAACTGTCAGATTAGCTTAAAAGGTGCAGATAAAAGTCCTGATAATTTACGAGGTGTAGGTCTTAACTTCCTTGTCTTAGATGAGTTTGCAGATATACCTGAAGAAGCATGGAACGAAGTATTGCGTCCTACTATTTCAGATAAGCATGTACAAGGTTCTGTTCTATTTGTGGGTACTCCTAAGGGTGTAGGTAATTGGTCATATGATATGTTTCAAAAAGGAAAGTCAGATGATCCTGAATGGCAATCATGGAAGTTCACAACGATAGAAGGGGGTCAAGTAGAAACACATGAGATAGAACAAGCTAAAAAAGATTTAGATGAGAGATCATTTAAACAAGAATACTTAGCTAGTTTTGAAACTTATGCTGGTGTTGTTTATTATAACTTTGACAGAGAGTATAATGTTAAACCTTGTAAGTATGATCCTGAAGCAGTCATTCACTTGGGACTAGATTTTAATATTGATCCCATGTCGGCTTGTTTATTTCATTTAAAGAATAATATTGCTCAATTCTTTGATGAAATTGTTATTTATTCTAGCAATACTGATGAATTTATTGAAGAATTATTAAGAAGATACCCTAAAAATAAGATTATTGTTTATCCTGATCCAGCTAGTAGGCAAAGAAAAACTTCGGCGGGGGGTAGAACTGATTTAACTATCTTGCAAAATGCTGGACTTAGTGTTAAATGTAAAAATACTCATGCTTTAGTCCGAGATCGGATCAACTCAGTTAATTCAAGATTGAAAAATTTTGATGGTACTAGAAATGTATTAATTGATCCTTCTTGCAAAAACCTTATAAATAGTTTAACGAAACAAATGTATAAAGAAGGTACAAATATACCTGAGAAAAATGGATACGATCATATGAGTGATGCACTTGGATACGCATTAGAATATCTGTTCCCTATTTCAAGTAATTTACCACCTTCACAACCTAAGAGATTTAGCTAATGGCATATTCAAGAAAAGAAATTTTACAACAACATGAGCATTACACAGCTTATTCAAATAAATGGCAATATTATATTCGTTCTTTTTTAGGTGGAGAAGAATATAAAGATGGAAGATATTTACAGGAATATAATTTAGAATTAGAAAACGAATTTAATAAAAGAATAACTTATACTCCTCTTGATAATCATTGTAGAAATATAGTTCATATCTACGCATCATTTTTATTTAGAAATAAACCAACAAGACAATTTGGAAGTTTAGAAGATGATCAAACTATTCCAATGTTTTTAGATGACGCAGATTTAGAAGGTAGAGCATACACAGCTTTGTTAAGAGAAATGCAAACTTATGCTTCTGTATATGGTCATTGTTGGGCAATATTAGATAAACCAAATTCAAATGCACAAACAAGAGCAGAAGAACTTAATCAAGAAATAAGACCTTATCTAAATATATTCACACCTGAAAATGTTATTGATTGGTCATATTCAAGAGCAACATCAGGCAAATACTATTTAGATTATTTAAAAGTTAGAGAATATACTGATAGTAGAAAAGAAATTTATAGATTGTGGTTTAATGATAAAATTGATGTAGTTGAATTATCTAAAATTGGTGCAAGTGATCCTGTATTAATTGAATCTCAAGAAAATGTTTTAGGACAAATACCAGCAGTTATTTTATACAATCAAAGAAGTCATATGAGAGGAATTGGTGTATCTGATTTAACTGATATAGCTGATTTACAAAAAGCAATTTACAATGAACATTCTGAGATTGAACAATTAATTAGATTATCTAACCACCCTAGCTTAGTGAAAACAAGAGATGTTGATGCTTCTGCTGGTGCTGGTGCAATTATAGAAATGCCTGATAATATGGATACTAATTTAAAACCATATTTATTACAGCCAAGCGGAACTAATATTGATTCAATTTTAAAAACAATTGATATGAAAGTAGATGCTATCAATAGACTATCTCATGTAGGTGCAGTTAGAAGTACATCAGAAACAGTTGCGTCAGGAATAGCTTTAAGAACTGAGTTTCAATTATTAAATGCTAGACTTGCAGAAAAAGCAAATTTACTTCAATTGTTTGAAGAACAAATTTGGAGATTATATGCATTGTGGCAAGATAATGTTTTTGATGGAGAAATTATGTATCCTGAATCTTTTGATTTAAGAGATTGGGCAACTGACTTAGAATTACTACAACAAGCTAAAGCATCTAATATTAAATCTGATACTTTTGTTAAAGAACTTGATAAACAAATTGCTAGAACCGTTATTGAAGATGATGAAGTATTGGCAGTAATAGATGATGAAATAAATCAAACAACAACAAGGTTAGGCGAGTTTCCAATTAGACCAATTGAAACACCTACGATTTAATCGTGGCTAAAGATTTATTAAAAGAACTTCAAGCATTAAGGGCTGAGGCATTAACTTCATTAGAAGATAAACAACAAGAACTTTTAATTAAAGCATTACAAAGATTAGAAGCAGATGTTGTTGCTCAAGTTTCTAAATTGCCTGATAGTAATGGTATGCTTTTTAATACCAGATTAGCTATTGAAATAAGACCAAAATTAAAACAAGCAATTGAACAATTATATTTAACTCCAGTACAATCATTTATTGATGACTATGATCAAATAGCTAGTAACATAATTGCAACTTATGGAAAGCTACCCATTCCATCTGAGTTTAAACAAATAACAGAAATAGATTTAACTGTAATACAACAATTAAAAAGAGTTGCATTTTCACAATTTCAAAATTTGGGGAACGAATTTATAGATACATTGGCTAGTGAAGTCTATCAATCAACTTTAGTTGGGAGACCAGTTAGAGATATGATTCAAACTATAAGAAGTAAAATTAATGGTATCTATCAACAATCAGATTCAAAAAAAGCACAAGAGTTAGTTAATTATATAGCTAACAATCCTAATGGTGCTGAAGTAGATACAGCAGTTTCTCAACTACAAACTATTTATGGCAGAGATAGATTAGGAGATAATTTAAACAGATATGCTACACAAATAGTACAAGATGCAATTATGGGTTTTGATGGTCAATTTGCCAAGTATAGAGCAGATGAAGTAGGATTAACCTCATATGTATATTTTGGTAGTTTAGTTAGAGATAGTAGAGATTTTTGTGTAGAAAATGCTGGAAAGATTTTTACAGAAGAAGAAATTAGAGATATTTGGGCTAATACGACTTGGCAAGGAAAAGCACAAGGCGACCCATTTGTTGTTAGAGGTGGTTATAACTGTCGCCACAGCTTTCAACCTATCAATCCAAATTGGGTAGATGAATTAGGAAACTACATAATTTAGATTGACAATAATGACAGTTAAAATTAAAGGAGTAAATATGGACGAGAAAAATAACTCGGTAGAGCAAACACAAGCTACTGAAAATAATGTGGACAAAGCAACTACTGTTTCTAATGAAGCAGAAGCAAAAGCAGAAACTAAAGCATTTACTGAAGATCAAGTAGAGGCAATAGTTCAAAGAAGATTAGAGAGATATAAAAAAACTGTATCATCTAAACTTGATGGACTAGATTTAGAAGAAGCTAAAAAACTTCTTGAAGAAAAGAAACAGAAAGAGCAAGAACTCGCTTTACAAAGAGGCGAATTTGATAAAGTTTTAAAAGAAACAGTATCAAAAAAAGATATGAAAATATCTGCTTTGGAATCTGAGTTACAGAAGATTAGGATTGACGAAACATTAATCAATACTGCTTCTCAACTTAAAGCAATTAATCCTAATGAGGTTAAAGCCTTATTAAGAAGTAATGTGAAGTTAAATGACTCAGGTAATGTTGAGGTAGTTTCTGAAAATGGAACACCAAGATACAATGAAAAAGGCGAATTAATGAGTGTGAACGAGTTGGTTGCTGAGTATCTAAATAACAATCCTCATCATTTGAGTGCTACTCCAAAAGGTAGTGGTAGTCAGAGTGGGATTGGTGGCAATACACTAAAGCCGTTTAATATAGCTGATTTGGATTTGTCAAAAGCTGAAGATCGTAAGATTTATGCTGATTTCAAAAAACAAAGAGAGCAAGGTGGGTTGAAGGCAAAACTAACAATTAACAACTAACCTAAAAGGACAAAACTATGGCAAACGAAACAACAAGTTCAACACTAAGTGAACTGTACACAGAGGTCATTCAAGAAGCGATATTTACATTTCAAGAAACTTCTGTAATGAAACCAGTTGTAACTACTTACAGCATAACTGGACAAGGAAAACAAATAGCAGTACCAGTATATCCAGCTATTTCTGCATCAGCAATCGCAGAAGGAACTGACTTATCTAATACTGCTGTAAACCCAACTGAAGCACTTATCACAGCTAGCGAGGTAGGAATTATGACTACACTTTCGGATCTTGCTAGAGATTCTGCATCTAGAAATGTAGCATCTGACATTGGTAAGCTATTCGGTGAAGCAATCGCTAAAAAAGTTGACTCTGATTTAGTAGCTTTATTTAGTTCATTCTCTAGCGACATTGGTTCTGCTGGAACTGAATTAACTGCTGAATTACTATTCAAAGCACAAGCAACTTTAAGAGCATTGAATGTACCAGCACCTTACTATGGTGTATTCAATCCTAAAGCTGTATTCAACTTGAAGAAAACTTTAACTCAAGCTGGTTACAACACATCTGCTAGTTCAATTTCTGATATTGGAAATGAAGCATTAAGAAACGGATATGTTGGCAGAATTGCTGGTATTGATGTATTTGAAAATGCAAACATTTCTATTGACGCATATGATGATTCAATCGGTGGTGTATTCCACCCAATCTCATTGGGTCTAGCTATGAAAGCTGACTTCAAAATTGAAACTCAGAGAGATGCTTCTTTAAGAGGTACTGAAATTGTAGCTACTGTAACTTACGGAACAGGTGTAGTTAAAAATAACTATGGTGTTGCAATTACTACTGACTCTGCATTTTAATTAATGCTAATAATGGTGGGGAGTAAAATCCCCACCTACAAATAGGATTTAACATGGCTAATTTTTCTACTGATGCAAATTTAACATTTTACCAACCTGATATTTTAAGTTTTGGTATAGCAAGTTTTACAACACCTAACGATTACCACGCACAAGCTAGACTAGATATTGAACGAGATTTAAGAATTAAATGGTTTCCAGTTTATCAAAGAAATGTACAAGAAGATATTAGTGTTCTTGATTCTATTGAAATGGACGGAACTAAATTAACAGATTCACAATGGAGAAGATGCTCAGTTTATAAAGTGATAGCTGATTATGCTTGTCCATTACTTACTAAATTTAATAGTGCTGATAACCTAGACAGATTTCAAGTAATGATGAATCATTATAAAGTTTTATATGAAAAAGAATTTACTGATATTTTAAGAGATGGTGTTGAATATGATGATGACAGTTCAGGAACAGTAACCAATTCAGAAAAAGAAGCATATCATAGATTAAGATTAATAAGATGAAAATTACTGTTAGCGACAATGCTTTACAAGTTGCTAAAAACTTTGAAAAACAAGTTAGAGAACAACCATTAATAGTTAAAAAAGCATTAGGTAGAACTGCTGAATTTTTAATCTACTTAATTAAAACCAAAACACTTAAAGGTATTGATGCTGATGGTAACGCATTTGTTCAATATACTCCTGAATATAAAAAATTTAGAGAACAAGCTGGTAAGCAAGTAACTAAACCTGATCTATATTTTGAAGGAAATATGTTAGGCAATATAATCCAAAAATCTTATCCTAAATATGCAGAAATATTTTTTGCTAGTAAATTTCAAAATACTAAAGCATTGGGTAACCAAAAGAAAAGAAAATTCTTTGCTATTGGCAATAGAGATGTTAATTCAATAATGAATGTATTTAAAAAGGAATTTTTTAATTTAAGCAAAATATGAGCAAAAGAGAATCAATAGCTAATAATATTATAACTGTTTTAGATGCAGTTACATCTCCTATTGAACTTAAAAAGATTACTAGAGAACCATTTTCAGTTGATGAATTATCTGAACAACAATATCCAGCAGTATTTATTCAATCAGGAAATGAAGTAAGAACAGATGAAACTATGACATCTACTACTGTTACAAGACAAGCTATTGCTGATTTTGTAATTGTAGGATTTGTCAAAGGCACAGATACTAATATTGATACAAAGAGAAATGAACTTATCTCTACCATTGAAACCACACTAGAATCTGATAGAAGCAGAGGTGGATACGCAAAAAGAACCGAAATCGTAGAAGTTACTACTGATGAAGGTACTTTGTTTCCAATCGGTGGAATCAGGGTAGTGGTACGAGTTATGTATCAATATACTGCTGGAACACCTTAACAACTAACAACGGAGAAACCAAATGGCAACACATACAGGCTCAGAAGGTACTATCAAAATTGGAAATGATACTTTAGGAGAACTAAGATCATTTTCATTAGAGAGTACGGCTGAAACTATTGAAGATACATCAATGGGAGATACAAGCAGAACATACAAAGTAGGATTGAAAAGTTTTACTGGTACTGCTTCTATTTTTTTTGATGAAACTGATACAGCACAAGGAAACTTAGATGCTGGTGCAGAAATAACTTTAAATGTATATCCAGAAGGTGCTTCAAGTGGCGATACTTACTACACAGGTAGTGCAATCGTTACTGGAAGAACAATCAATTCATCTTTTGATGGAATGGTTGAAATGGAAATATCATTTCAAGGAAATGGTGCATTAACTGAAAGCACAGTTTAATTTATAAGGAGAAGGATAAAACATGAGTGTAATAGATAGAGTTAAAGAACATTTTGAATCACAAGGGGTTAAGAAGATTGAAGTTGCCGAGTGGGGCGAGGAAGGACAACCTCTAGTGATTTATTCAAAACCATTTAATCTTGGAGAAAAACGAGGATTATTTAAAAATGCAAAGAATGATGATTTAGGAGTTCTTGTAGATGTAATAGTTCTTAAAGCTAAAGATAAAGATGGTAATAAAATATTTAAGTTAGATGATAAATTAACTTTACTTAATTCAGCCGATCCTGAAGTTATTGCTAGAGTAGCGCAACAGATGTTAAATAGTATAACTTATGAGGAAGCCGAAAAAAAGTAAGAACTGACTCAGAGTTATTTTCTGTACTAGCTTTGGGACATGAATTAAAAAAAAGTATGGAAGAAATATTATTAATGACTAATGAGGAATTTACTTATTGGATAGCTTATTTTAAGTTGAAGGCAGAAAAAGAGAAAACTTATGGATCAACAGTTAAAAATTCGCCTAGACGCAATAGATAATACTCTTAAATCATTTAAAAATTTACAAACTAATTTAAAAAATACCAAAGTAGAAACAGATAAAACTGTTCAAGGATTTCTTACTTTAAAAAATGTTTTATATACTGCTGTTGCTGTTGTAATTGGTAGAGTAGCACAGCAAATAGTTAGATTAACTTCTAATTATCAAGATTTAAGAACTTCATTAAATTTAGTTGCTGGTTCAGCAGAAAAAGGTGCTGAAACATTATCATATCTTACTAATCTTTCAAGAAATACAACTTTATCTACTAAAGATTTAGCAGATGCTTTTACTATTTTAGCTACATCAGGAGTAAAACAAACAGATCAATTATTTAATACTTTAATAGATACATTTTCTGCAACAGGAAAAAGAGTAGAAGTTTTAAATTCATTAGTAACTTTATTTGCCAAAGGAACACAAGGTGGATTAGGATTACAAACAATACAAAATTTAATTAAACAAGGTATTCCTGTTTGGGATATTTTAGAGAAACAAATTGGTATTACCAAAGATACTTTTTCTAGTTTTGCAGAAACTTATTCAGGATCAAGACAAATTTTAACCGCTTTACAAAAAGGTTTGGAAGAATCTTTTTCAGGTGCAACAGTTCAACGAGCAAATGATTTATCTGTATCTTTATCAAGAATAGGAAAAGAATATGACAAATCATTAAGACAAATAGGAGAACAGGGTTTATCTGATGCTTTTAAAGAATTATCTGATGCTTTTGCTAATCTAAATGAACAAGGAAAACCATTTTTAGAGTTTTTAGGAGATTTAGGTGCATTTGTTGTTAGATCAGGTGCAAGTATATTAAATTTCTTTTCTAGTTTAAGTAAAAAATTATCAGAAGTAAGAAAAGAAGCAGTACAAATAGAAGATATAAACTTACAAGATTTTTTAAGTACTCAATATGGAGTTGATAATCAACCTAGTTTAAAAGTTCCAGTACAAACAAAAAATGAAGGTTTGCAAGAAACATTAGATATTTATGAAGATATACTTGATGGAATAGAAGATGAAGTTAAACAAACTGAAAAATTAATTGATTATCAAGAAGTATTAAATAAAATCTTTCAACAAAATGATGTTGCTATTAGGAACTTTAATAATCAATTTGGATCAACAGAAGATATAGCTAAATCTGTTACAACTATTCTAAATAAAGGTATAGAAGGTTTATCTCAAAATTTAGCAGAAGCAATTGTTCTTGGAAAATCATTAACAGATACATTTAAAAATTTAGCACAAAGTGTATTAGTTATTATTTTAAAACAAACCATTGAACTTATTGCTAGAGAAGCATTAGCATATTTTTGGAAAACACTTCAAACAAGTGAATTATGGAAACAATATGGTTTAGAAAAACTTATTACAAAAGAAAAAGAAGCACAAGCAAGAGCAAAAGGCTCATCAGGCGGTGGTGGAGATTTTGTTTCTACTGCATTTAATGTAGCAAGATCAATATTTGGTTTTGCTGAAGGTGGATCAGTTAAAGCTGGAGAACCAATTACAGTAGGCGAAAGAGGTAGAGAAGTATTTATGCCAAAAACTGATGGTACTATAATTCCACATGAAAAACTTGGTGGTGCAACTAATATTAATTTTAGTATAACAGCAACAGATGTTAGGGGTGTTAAAGAATTATTGATTGATAATAGAGCAACAATCACTAATATAGTTAATCAAGCATTAAACTCAAGAGGCAAACCAGCATTAGTATAATATGAGTGGACAATTTCCTACATCTCCAGCACCAAGTTCAGTAGCAATAACATCAGAACAAATGACTATTGTTAGCACAACAACTTCAGGAAGGAGACAAGCTAGACAAATTGATGGTCAAAAATTTAAACTAACTGCAAGATTTCCAGTTATGACAAGAGCAGAATTTGCACCTATTAAAGCCTTTATAATGAAACAAAGATCACAATTAAATTCATTCACTTTTATTCCACCAACTGTTTCAGATGCACAAGGATCAGCAAGTGGAACTATCTCAGTTAATGGTGCTTTAACTGCTGGAACTACCACAGCCACAATAGATGGCATGGTTACTTCTACTAATGGAATACTTAAAGCTGGAGATTATTTTAGATTCACAGGACAATCAAAAGTTTATATGGCTGTTGCAGATTTAAACTCTGATGGTTCAGGAGAAGGAACATTAACTTTTGAACCACCATTAAGAGCAAATGTAGCAGATAATAATGTTCTAGTTTATGATAATGTAGATTTTACTGTTGGATTAACTGGAGATGTCCAAGAATACACAATAGGTACTTCTAATTATTTTCAATATGAAATTGATTTAATTGAGGTACTATAATGACAAGAACATTATCTACTTCATTAAAAAATGAATTAGCTACAAATAAATTAAACCCAATAGATTTAGTTTATATTGGTGTAGAAAATGGTTATTATTTTACAGATCATTTTAAAGATATAACTTTTAATGCTAATACTTATCAATCATCATCATTATATCTTGGTGCTTCAGATGTTAATGAATCTTCTGAAGTTTCTGTAAGCAATTTAGTAGTTAAATTTACTGGTGCTAATCAAACTATTATAAGTTTGTTTTTAAATAATGAATACATGGAAAAACCAGCGCATGTATATAGAGGTTTTTTAGATGACAATTCAACTTTAATTACTGATCCTTTTTTATTATTTGAGGGAAGAATAGAAAACTTATCAATAGAAGAAGATGAAACATCATCATTAGTTAATATATCTATTGCATCTCATTGGGCTGACTTTGATAAAATTAAAGGAAGAAAAACAAATACAAACTCACAGAAAATACATTTTCCAAATGATAAAGGATTTGATTATGCTTCTCAAACTTCAAAGGATATAAAATGGGGCAGAGCATAAATGATGTATATAAAATTGTGGCTTTGTATAGGCATTTTCCTAAGTATGATCACATTAAGTATGAAGATATTATTAAATCAATACTGCCATCAATTAATCTTGGTCAATATCAAATACATAAAGATAAAAACGAAATTATAGGTTTTACTAACTGGGCTTTTATTAATGATTTAGTAGAGCATAGATTTCTTAAAACAGGCAAATTAAAATCAAATGAATGGAGATGTGGAAATAATTTATGGCACATTGAAACTATTGCCAAAAGAAACTTGAAAGAAATCATGTCTTGGACTAAACAACATTTTACATCTTTGTATGGCTATGAAAAACCAATTAAATGGATAAGAATAAAAGATAACAAAATAGTCAAACATCAAGTAAGATGTACCAAACCAAGTTGGAATAATGGATTAATTTATGGGTAGTTTTTTTGCACAAATAGCAATCTTTGTAGTAACCACAGCAATAAGCTGGGTATTAAAACCTAAGCCACCCAAACCACCTGAACAACCGCAACCAGAACAAGGAATACAATTTAATAAAGATGGTAATAACACTTCTATTCCAGTTATTTACGGAAAACGAAGAATAGGTATTTCAAAAGTATTTATAGAAACTTCAGGAACAGATAATACTTATTTATATGTAGCTGGTGTTTTATGCGAAGGTGGAGTTAGTGGAATTGAAGGAATTGAATCTATTTATGTTGATGATAAATTAGTTACTTTTAATTCTACATTTTCTCATGGTGGAACAAATACAGTTAGTAGTTCTGATAGTAATTTTTATAAAGATGAAAGTTTAATTTCTGTTCAATCATTTTTTGGTAGAGACGACCAAGTTGCCTCAAGTATATTATCTGAAAGTTCAAATTGGGATAGCGATTATAAATTATCTGGTGTTGCTTATCTAGCTTTTAAATTCAAATGGAATCAAGATGTATTTAATGGTGTTCCTGATATTAAAGTAGTTGTTAAAGGTCAAAAAATTTATGATCCAAGATTAGATTCAACAAAAGGTGGATCAGGAAGTCATAGAGATAATGATGCAACCACATGGGAATATTCAAACAATTCTGCTTTAGTTTTATTAGACTATTTAAGAAATGCTAGATACGGAAAAGGATTACCAACATCAGCTTTTGAAACTAATTATGATTCTTTTTCAGATTCAGCAGATATTTGTGATACGCAAGTAACTCCCTATTCAGGTGGTACAGATATTAATTTATTTGAAACTAACGCATATATAAATACAGAAGAAAAAGTTATTGACATAGTTAAAGAATTGCTAAATCCAATGAGAGCAATTTTTACTTATACTCAAGGAAAGTATTTATTAATTATTGAAGACCCAGCTAGTTCAGTTTTTTCTATTAATAAAGATAATGTTGTTGGTGGAATTAAAATAACTGGAGAAAAGAAAAATCAAAAATATAATAGGGTTATTGGAACATATATTGATCCTGATAAAGAATGGCAATCTAATACTATTACCTTTCCACCAGCAGATGATTCAGGATTACCAGTTGCAGATCAACACGCAACCATGTTGGCACAAGATAATGGAACATTGTTGGAAGGTAATTTTGACTTTAAACACATTACTAATCCATATCAAGCTGAAGAACTTTGTGAGATTATTTTAAAACGATCAAGAAATGCTTTGGGAGTTGAAGTTACTTGTACTTCAGAAGCATTAAATTTAACCATTGGAGATATTGTTGATATAACTTATGACACGGCTGGTTTCTCAGCAAAACCATTTAGAATAATGGGATTAAGTATTAATACTGATAATACTGTTAATCTTCAATTAATAGAACATCAAGATTCATTTTATGTTTGGAGTTCAAAAGCACAAGCACCAATTATTGCTGATACTAACTTACCTAATCCAAATGTAATTCAACCACCAGCATCATTAACTTTGGGAGATACTTTAATTGAATATAATCAAACACCCTTAATTGCATTAGATATAACTATTGGTGCAAGTCCTGATAGTTTTGTAGATTATTACCAAGTTGAATACAAATTAAGTTCAGCAACTAATTACATTATTTTATCACAAGGAACTGGATTAGTTCATAGAGTTCTTAATGTGTTGGAAAGTGGTGTTTATGATGTAAGAGTAAAGGCGGTTAATATTTTAGGTGTATCTTCTAGTTATGTATCTGCACAAAGAACAATTGTAGGAAGTACAGAACCACCTTCAGATGTTACTGACTTTGCTTGTAACATTGTTAATTCAGATGCTCATTTATCATGGCAACAAATACCCGATTTAGATTTATCTCATTATCAAATTAGGTACTCAACATTAACAGAAGGTGCTGAATGGCAGAACTCAGTTTCTTTAGTTGAAAAAGTTTCAAGACCAGCGACATCAATTACAGTTCCAGCAAGGATAGGTAGTTACTTAATCAAGGCAGTTGATAAGCTAGGCAACTATTCTGTTAATGCTACTTTAATTGCTACTAACTTAACATCTATTGGAAACTTTAATGCAGTAACAAGTCAATCAGAACACCCTACTTTTTCAGGAACTAAAACAAACTTAACTTTAGAAAATGATACTCTTAAATTAACATCTTTAGCTTCTGATGGAACTTATGAATTTGCTAGTCCTATTGATATTGGTGCAAAGCATACTTGTAGAGTTACAGCTTCCTTAACTCAGTTTGCAGAAAACCCTAGTGAATTATTTGATAATGGTAGAGGCTTTACAAACTTTGATGATGCAACTGGTTCATTTGATGGAGATTCTCCAAGTAACTCAAATGCTCATTTAGAAATATCTTTATCAGATGATGGCACAACTTATACTGCATTTAAAAACTTTGTGATTGGAGATTATTCTGCAAGGTATTTTAAATTTAGAGTATTTTTGCGTTCTATTGATGGATCAACTACTCCAGTTATTTCTCAAGTATCAGTAACAATAGATATGCCTGATAGAATATTTAGTGGAAATGATATAGTTAGTGGTGCTGGTACTAAAACTGTTAGCTTTACAAATCCATTTAAAACAGCTAATTACGCAGTAGGTATAACTGGTCAAGGAATGGCGACTGGAGATTATTTTGAGGTAGAAAACAAGACTATCAGTAGTTTTGATGTTACTTTTAAAAACTCAAGTGGAACGGCAATATCTAAAACATTTGATTACATGGCAAAAGGTTATTAATGGCAAATCACGATTATATAATAAGCAACCAAACATTTCCGTCATTTAGAACGGACTTAAATAATTCATTATCAGCTATCGCAACTAATAACTCATCTGCAAGTGAACCAGCTACAACTTATGCTTTTCAATGGTGGTATGACACTTCTAATGACCAACTTAAAATAAGAAACAAAGATAATGACGCATGGATTACTGTCGCTTCATTTAATCAAACTACGGACACAATTACTTTAGTGGGAACTTATCTTCAGTATCTTCCTACGATTACTTCAATTAGTCCTAGCACTATTGGAAACTCAGCAGAAAATGTTGTCATCACAGGAACAAACTTTGTAATCACTCCTAATGTAGAAATCATTTCAACAACTGGAGCAATCTCTTATCCTAATTCTGTAACAAGAGATTCAGCAACTCAATTAACAATCAATGTAACTTTACCTGATGATGGAACATATTTTATCAGAGTAGAAAATCCTGATGGACTTGCAGTTAGAAGTTCAACAGCTTTACTTACTGTTTCTGATGCTCCTACTTGGAGTACAGCTTCAGGAAGTTTAGGAAGTGTAGCTGGTGGATCAAGTGTATCTTTATCAGTATCAGGAAGTTCAGATTCAACTGTTGCTTATTCTGAAACAACAGCAGTATTAACTTCTAATACTGACACACCTAACTCTACCATGAATTTATCTTTAAACAGTTCAACTGGTGCAATTACAGGAACAGCACCTAGTCCAACATCTGAAAAAGTTTATAACTTTACACTGAGATTGACAGATGCAGAATCACAAACTAC